ACGCTATGTATAAGCGTCTATTCCAAGCAGCCCTACAACTTAAATGTCATAAGTTTTTCATTACACATATGAAAGAAGTTCATGACGGCTTTGAAATTGTAGGAACTAAACCAGATTGGGAAAAGTCAACGACTGCAAAACTGTTTCAGTATATAGAGATGAGTCGTGAAGAACGCGGTAAGTCATTAAAGTTGTATGCTACAGTAAAGAAGTCAAAGACAAATGCAGAAAACCTAGGACAGAAATTCCTAATTATGGAAAACGAAGGCGGTAAAGTCACATGGCACGGCCTCCCACAGATTAAAGACGGGACTCTTTGATTTGTATAGACCTAAGCAAGTCATTAAACTGCTTCACTTTAGGTGATAATATGACGACAGTAGATTGTAAAGATTTGAAAAGAGCGATAGAAACTGTAGTTTGTAAAGGTAAATGGGCCATTGGTCCATCTATTAAAACCAGTTATTTAGGAAATGAAATTATGATATGGACGGAAGGAACCAAACTTCACCTTGCTAATGCAGATAATACTACCTTTATTTGGACTAGTATTACAGCGGCAAACATTGAAGTAATAAATAATGTAGTAGTTGATGCGTCTGTTGCGATAAAGTATATGCGTAATAGTGGCTCAATTAAAATATCTGTAAAGGATAATAAATTCTATATGGATAAAAATACAGGGACTACATCATCTTTCCCCGTATTAACACGTCACCCAAATGCTGACACTATTCTTAGGAGTAGGAAAAACCTTAGCGGTGATATAGAAAGCGAAGACGGTATTAGTATTAGTGAACGGACAACACTCCGTTCAGTAATTAAAACCACTAGTGCGTCTTTTAGTAATGCACTTAAGATGTGCGAACAGGTTGGTAGCGGTATCTATCATATTAATGTTAAAGATACACACCTTATTATTTCATCAGAAGACAATAATGAAAACTACCAAGAAAGGATAACACTATCCGAAGCGGTAAGTGAAGACGCAACAGTTGAATATACGGGACCATTCCATAGGTTTCTAAAAGGTAATTTGACTATTGCTACTAATACCCGCAACCCAATTTTGTTTAAGACAGAAGATGTTATGATACTAAGAGCACCGAGGCTGAGAACATGAATTTACTAGAATTTGTAAAACCACTACAGAATGAATTGAGACAGTTATTGAATATTGTGGGGTGTTCTTCTATGGAAGAATACATGAGACACAAAGACCTTAAGATAGAAACAACAGAAGAAAAGATAGCATTTATCCTAGGACAGATGGCTATTATTGACGCACTAATACAGCAAATGATATTAGACGAACAGACGGTTGAACTACTTGAATTGGAGGAAGAGTAACATGCAAAAGTGTAACCTGTGTAGCACACACGTAAGCGGTTCTAACTCTAGAATACAAGGAATACCAATTTGTAATCATTGTAAAACTTTAGAAAATAAACTATGTGAAATACTAGAAACTGAGGAACTAGAATCATTAGTTACATTTTCAGAACTCATAGTATACTGTGATATGCTTAGAAATGACATGGCAGCAGAAGAAAAGGATATACCTTTTAATGAATATTTAAACTTGATGAGGAATTAAAATGAAAGATACCAGAGAAGTAAGGGAAATGATGACAGAAGCGAAGCGGCTAAGAGGCGAATGGGAAGTTTGGGCTAACGAAATGCGTGAGCATAATAAGAATAACCCGGATAACCAATACCCTAGAACCGATATTGCTGAAGCAGTTAGAAACTATAATGCTTTACGCGGTGTAGTTAAATCGTTACAGTGGGTAATTGGAATGCCGGGAGTTGAAGACCCTCTATGGTAAAAGTCAAAACCTATGAATGTACTATTTGTGGTAAACCCTTAGATTGGGATGAATTAATTGATGGTGACTTTTGCACTGAATGTTTTGAAGGTGAGGAAGAATGAGTTACATTGATTATAATGCCCCAATAATGTTTAGATATAATGATATGGATTATGAATGTCTTTACATGGGTGCTTATCTTTCTAAGAATAAAGCACATCATATAGTTCTTAGAAATAAGGCCGCAAGAGATAAAACATATCCGACAATTAGGATATTAGAAACATATGATAGTTGGGGAAACGGTATATCTTCGCCGTTAATGAAGATACATAACTCAGGAAAGGAAGGAGAAATATATGATAATTACAGAGGTAAGAGACAAAGTGAAGTTAAGGTGGAGGAATCCACAAAATCAAAGAGTGACTGATAGTATTGATGACTATAGACACTATTTTTATGTTGAATCTAAGGATTATAGTAAGTTAAAGAAAGTATATACTTACAGACACTGGGGCCAAGAAAAATTACTTAGACCTAGAATAGATACAACGAAGAAGAAAAATCTTAATGGAGATGCACTACTTAAGATTACACTTAGTTCTAGAAATGAAGTGTATTGGTTAAAGGACCATTTTCATCAAAATGCTATTAGAACATACGGAGCAGATGTATCTTTGGCTAGACAGTATTGTGTAGATAATATGGATTCAGTTAAAGAATATAACTTGCGAAAATGGTATCTTGATATTGAAACAACAAGTGGACGTGACTATAAACAGATTAATGCTATTACTGTATATGATAGTTATACTAAAATGTATACTGTATATACTTGGTTTCCAGAGGAAAGGGAATTAGATAATAAATGGGCTGGAGATGATGTTACTGTCGAAATCTATGAAAATGAAACATTGATGCTTAGGGCATTCCTAAGACAATGTATTCAACAAGACCCCGATATGATTATTGGGTGGTATGTTTTAGGTTTCGATATTCCGGTTATTATACAGAATATGTGTAGTAACAATATTAACGCTAGAAGGTTAAGTCCTTTTGATGAGGTTACGGGAGTATACACAGATTTAACAAAAACACCTAGAACGCAATATACTAATACTGCCCAACCTATTAAAGGTAGAATTACTTATTGTCTAATGACTAGATTTGAAAGATTGTGGTTAGATTCTCAACGCGGAACTCTACCATCTCTTTCACTTGAGTATTGTTCTAAAGCACTACTTGGTGAAGATGCAGGTGGTAAAGTAAAGAAATCTAAGTTTGAAGGAGATGAGTTTTTCCGTCGTGCATGGTTAGAAGATACAGAAGTATTTCTTGAGTATAACTATGTTGACGTTAAACTAATGGTAGAAATGGATGAGAAAATGCGTATTAGTGAAAACGACTTAGCACTACAAAGATTGCTAATTTGCCCGTTTGAATGTGTATTCTATAATAGTCAAATGGGTGCTTCATATTTTATGAAACACGCTGACTGGATAGCACCAACAGGTATTAAAGGTAATAAAGAAAAATATGAAGCGGCATTCGTTATGGACCCTGACTATGAAAATACATATGGGCTACATGAGAATGTTGCAGTATTTGATTTTAAATCTCTATATCCATCTATGATGGCGGCTAATAATATTTCATGGGAAACCAAGACGTTAAAGCCAGATGATACGTGTAACAAAATATATTTTGGAACACCTAAGAATCTAGGTGAATTCGATAGAGAAGTAGAACAATGTAATGTTGGTTTTAAAAAGGAACCACTTGGATTACTACCTAATTGTGTTATTGGTCTAATGAAGATGCGAGATGAATACAAGAAGGAATTAAAGAATGCTACTACGGAAGAAGATAAACGTAAATGGGATTCTGCTCAAATGGCGACTAAACGTGTAGTTAATGCTCTTTATGGTGTATTGGCTAAAGATGGTTATGGGTGGGGCGATATGGAAATGGCCGCCGCTATTACTGCATCAGCCCGTTATGCTATGAGAAGTGTTGCATTTGAAGCACAAAAATTAGGTTATGAAGTTATTTATGGACACACAGATTCTATATTTGTAATTGTAGAGAATCCGGAAGAATCACAAGAATTGTGCGGTAAATTAAATTTACATTTAAGAAACGACGTGTTCAATGATTTCGTGACTTTGGAGTTTGAAAAGTTTGCTAAATCATTCTTCTTATCTAAGAAGAAAAATAGATACTGTGGTTATCTATCATGGAAAGATGGTAAATATCTGGAAGAGGATAATTTCTTCATGATGGGTTTTGAAGCAAAGAAAAGTAATGAAACAGCATTTGCTAAGAATGTTCAATTAACTGCACTAAAGATGGTTGCATCAGGTGTAGTAGAAAAAGAAGTTACTACTTTTTGTAAAGAAAATTATAACCTATTAAAGAATGGTGAAGTAGATATGAATACTATTGCTAAACGTTCTAGGCTACGTAAGGAGTTAGATGAATATAAGGTATTAGCAGGTGGCGTTGCAGGGGTTAAAGTATACAATAGTGGTATTGGAACTATAGCACTAGGAGATAGTTATTACTTCTATCGTTGTGATAACCGTAGCCTTAAAAAGGCACGAACATTTATGGTAGGGGAAAGAACAAGACCGGTTGACTACATCGCGTGTAAACGTATTGATGAAGTCATTAACGACTATCCTCCTGATTGGGCTTCTTTGGCTGAATCAGAGGTAGTTAAGAAAGTAACATTAATTTATGAAAGTTTAGGATGGAACCTTCAGAATATATCTGAAGTAGGAATCCAAACAACTATTGATGAATGGTGGTAAAATGGGAAAAACAAAAACATATAGAAAGAGTATTATGAAGGCCGTAGAAGCCTTAGAAAAAGCAAGAGAAACAGTTCTTG